AGAGGTAAAACTATACGCCTTCTTTCCAGCTGATAAAACTTTGGATTGGTCAGTTAGTGCTCCTGTTATAGGGTCATAAGTTCCATCAGTTTTTACCGGCACTCCGTTGATATTAGCATAACCTTTTTCGAGACCAGCCACCTGTTCGGAGTAAGAAGGTTTATTTTTAATCTCTTGGACTTTTGCGCTTATCTTCTGCAAAGTTTCCATTGGCAAAATTCCAGTTGTTCTTATGGCTTCAAATTCTTTTCCAGTAAGTTGATCAAGAAGTCCGGCGGTAGCCAGATTACCCATTAAGGTATTAACGTTTTCAATCTGCTGGGATTTTATTTTTTCCATTGAGTTAATAGTATTCATCGTTTTAGTAAAAATATCTCCAACATTATCTAATTTACGATTTTTTTCTGCGTCTAAAACCGCACCAGAAATGGACGGGCCAACCACTCCCGCACCAACTCCAACTGCAGTGTTAAATTGGGCCAAAGCGTCTTTAATAGAAGGCTTATTTTCATAAGCTTTGCGAGTCATATCGGTCAGTAGATTGCGGAAATTGGAAAATTCAGCCGTGTTATCACTGACAGAGGGTAATTCATTCATTGTACCTGATAAGTCACCCGCCGGAGAACCAGAACCAGCCACAGACGGATTTGGGGTAGTTTCAAGCTTAAAACCCTTAGAGAAATAATCTTTAGCTTGTTGGCTTCCAACATCAACCGCCACTCGTTGGTTGTCTTTGATTAAAGTTGCTTTAGGCATATTTTTATATTTTATTGATTAAGAAGGTTTTTTAGTTGTGTAGGGTCGGAATACTGGCCTATTTGTTGGGCAAGAGTGAGTATCTGTTGCTGTCTTTGTTGCTCAATATCTCCACCATATAGAGGAGTATCGCCAGTTCCTCCCACCGCTTTAATCTTGTTTCCTAATAAATCAGTTAAACCTAAATTATTATAACCTTCTGTTCCTATTTTTTGTTCAGCTCCTCGTGCTAAATCTTTGAGACTTTGCTCTCCGGCGGCTTTTACTATGTCTGCCTGTCGTTTTGCCTCGGCTTGAGAAGTTTCATAAGCTTTTAATTTTCCCACATAGCTTCGATTGGAAGAAGTCATAATATCTAAATTTTGGTTGCCAATTTGCCGTTCCATATCCGCCCGTTTGGAAGAAAAAGTTAAACCAGAATCAGCTGTTTGGTCTTGAAGATTAGTAATATTATCTTCATAAGTTCTTCGTAGTTGGTCAAGTTGCTGTTGCTGGTCAAGAGTAGCAGTTTTCATAGCTTCAGCGATTGCGGCCTGACTTTCTTGATTACTCTTAATCTGGTCTTCAATAGTTAATTTTTTTACTCTAAAATCATTAGGTATACTATCTAAAGCAAAAGACAAAAGTATTTTTGAGTAAGGGTCTACCATCTCCCTTGCCTTAGCTAGAGCTTCTTGAGCTGTTAATCTGGTTTGTTCGTCTTTAGCATTAAAGGCGTTATTAACAGTATCGGCTAAAGCTTTCATATCCTCAGAAAGGGATTGATATTCTGGGGAATTTTTAAAACTGGTAGAACCATCTCCTGCCGTTCCAGCATTAGTAGAACCACCACCAGACGAACTATTTTGATTGTTTTGTGGTGCCGCAATCTCAACCACATCTGATTTACCAGACCAATTATTCTTCCAATCAGTAGCTCCTATTTTTTTATTATTAGAAGCATCATAAATATCCGCACCTATACGATAAATCTGGCGTTTATTTTGCGGTTGGACGGGAGTATTTTTAACTGAAGATTGAATAGTTGGTTTGGAAATTTGCCAATAATTTTTATCAAAAGAACCGGCATTAATTACCGCTTGCGGTACTTCTTGTGTGTTTTTTCCGTCTTTAGAATATAGAATAGCCATATTTTTAATTATAATTAATATTTAAAGTGCCTGCCAAAAATCGTAATAAGAAATAAGACATTTTTTTAAAGTATTTTCTAAAGTTTTTAAATTCACTATGAATATGTATCCCGCCGTTATAGTTCCGGTTGGTAAATTAGTAGTTATCGCCCCCTTATAGACATCATTTATGTAAAATTTACATCCGGTTATTGGGTCAAAATCTATGGAGTAGTTATTAGAGTTATTACTATAATCCATGTGCCCAAGGTCAACAGTTGATTCACTGCTTCCATCTCCGCATATTCCGTGTATATGTTCGCTTCCATTAACCTTTCTAAAACCAATACCAATACAAGTAGAAAAATTTGAACCAAGAGCTCCAAATTCCATTATTTCATTGTTTGTAAAAGAATTTTCAGCAGTTAAACAAATTTTTATGCTTCTTTTTTTGCTCCAATCAAATCCTTTAAAATGCGTGGATTGTTTCGAGGCGTTGGCTTTTTTAGTGTTAGTTGCCGGTGTTATCAATTCAATCCCTTCAAGATTAACTAAAGATGAACCTCCTGTGTCAGCTGACATGTCATAACCATCAACACTTTCAAAAATAGTGTACCAGTGGAAATCTTTTCTTCTCAGACTTGAAACTACCATATTCCCAATATTGTCAATCGAAGCCAGTGGAGAAGTGGGATTGGGAATATTCAAAGAACCACCGGAAATATTTCCACCTTTCATTTCCAGATCATCTCCTATTTTTAGCATTTTAGACGGAGAAGAACCCATCTCAAATTTTACCTTTCCGTCTCTCTCGTCAATTCCTTGAATTAATCCGATAGTCCTGTCATCACCAAAATACTTTTTACCAACCTTTATTTTTTTTTCTGCAATTTGAAAATCAGTATCATCAGAAACATCGGAATACCTGTTACCTGTTTCGGGAATAGAAACTTGCGTCTGTATAGATTGATTAGCCGCATACCCATCCAATAAATTTCCATTTCCGTCAAATTGTTCATCTAATTTTAAGGCCATATCAATATCCATTATTAATTATGTCAGGTATCTCAATACATTCCAAGGTAAATCTTCCTATGATCGAACGGCCGGAAACTTTAAATCTCATTACCTTATAATTAATACTGTCTTTTTTAAATTCTTGAATATCTTTTTTTATTTCTCCCAAAGGTTTCCAGTCTTCTTGTCTATTCTTATTCGTATCAGCTCGATAAAATAAAACAGCTCCACTGGATTTTTCTGAACTAACAACGACCCTGTTCTTTATCGTTTTGTTCATTCCGATAAAATCGTTAAAAATATCTCTTGTCTGAATTTCAAAAGTAATAGGATAAGAAGTGGTTGCCGCGAAGTTGTCATTTTCAGCAGTTGAGTCTATTTGAACTACATTTCCATCGTTATCTCCATAGACCAATTTAATCGCCGTGCCATCAATATATTGAGAGAACACTCTAGGTTGAGTAGGATAAGAAAGTATCGCCCACTCTTGCGAAGAAATAGTATAACGAAGCACGACATTAGAAATAGTTTTTCCGTCTATCGCTACATCTCCTATTGAACAAAAATAATGTTTACCATCGCAACCTCCGGCAATGTGTTGATAATTTGAAGTGGACATATTGGAAAAAAATTCATCAACCCAGCGAGAAATCTTAATGGGAAAACCTCCGTTAGTCATAAACACCCCATTTTCATTAGCGAAAAACATCACCCCAGTCGTCTTATCCATGGCCACACTTTCTTGCGAAGAACAACCTATGCCCATAATTTCATCGGCTTGAGTCGATGAACCGTTCCAAGTATAACAAGCTCTTTCAAAAAATATAAAAAGTAAACCTCCAATCTTCCCCAGTCCGGTAGCCTCTCCCTTCTTTCCATTATCCGGGTCAATTAATGTCGTAATATATCCATCAGTCCAACTAATCTTATATGAACCGGCTAAATTAACTACTGCCGAACCCGGAATGTCTCCGTTATCGGTTATAGTTTCGTTATTAGCAAAAGTTCCAGTTATTCCTATGATTTCCAAAGTTCCAGTAGTTCCAGAGTCAGTATCTTTATAGATAATTCCAGTTGCCCCGGAAGTTCCTCCGGTCACTCTAGCCCCAACATTAAAATTAGCCGACTGTCCGTCATAATCTAGAAAAAATCTTGGCACGGATGAGGAATAAAGTATCCCATCTTTACTTAGGATATGAATGCGGTCTTTAAAATTTTCCACGAAAGAACCTTGAGGGCAATGGTTAAGGTCAAAAAATCCAGCAGTCGTATCCCAGGCACCCGTTCCTACCCAAGATTTAGCCGAGTCTGTTCCGTTTACTCTTAGAACATTATCCAAATAACTTACGAAGCGAGTTTTTAAATCTTTGGTATCGTCCTGTAAAGATTTTGTCCAAGCTCCGAAAGTATAAATATCGTTATTAGTTCCGTCAGAAACAACCGCAATTAAAGAATGGTTGGTGTCTGCTCTTCTGCGAATGTTAAAAAGCCCTAAGACTGGTTTATTATCTACAATCTGACTTCCAATCATTGATGTTCCTTTCCTTACCTTGGCCTTGCCAATTTCTTCGTCAAATATAAAATTAACAGCATAAGGAGAAGTGTTTTCAGGCATTTTATAGCGTGAAACCTCTCTCTTTACTCCACCGGAGAAATCATCAATGAATAAAGGGTTTAGTTGTTCTTTAACTGTTGACATATTATCCGTCCCGTTGCTTTCTGGGATTAGAAGTATCATCATCTTCTTCCCCAAATTCATAATTATTTCTAAAACTTTTTATATTGCTTACTCGGTCTTTTTGTATCAGTTCCTTTTTTCCCGCAGAATAAAGCAAGAAAGAACTATCTTGCAGGTCATCAACTCCGTCGTTTTTAGCAAAAGAATGTATTTTCCATTTTAACCAATTCTTAATCAGATCATATTGAAGATAATCAATCACATCAGACATTTCTGAAACCTTGGTAATCGTTTTAAAATAATCAATTTTAATATTATAATTATCCCAAGTGGAGTTTGGTAGTTCGTAAATCCAAAGATAACCATTAAAGATTGTGGCATAAGTTGGTTTTCCTTCAACTGCGTTTTGAAAGATAAAATCATCAATAGCTATTACAGCGGTTATAGAACCAGTACCAGATGCCGGTATGCCAGTTAAAACTCCTGCTGTGGCGCTTCTCGTTACTCCGGTATAGGTGATTGTTTGAGAGCCAACTGTAATTGTCCCACTATCTTCAAAATCATAAGAATTATTTATTTCCAATGTAGTATCTCCAACTCCGGCTGCTGTTCTAACTTGGGTGAAACGTAGGTCTCTAATAATTTCATTAAAAAATTCTTCCGGCGTTACCAGGTTTAAGTCTTGTTGTCCCCCTAATCTTATTCCCTCTATAAGGCCAAAATTGTATTTATCGTAAATGTCAGTCGGTAAAGAATATCTGAACACTCCTCTTGCCGTCTGACCCAAATCATAGGCAAAACTTTGTGTCCAGCTTACTTTCTTTTTACTACGACGAATATCTCTTAAGCATTCATTAATTTGAGAAAGAAGATAATCCGGTGTCAATCCGTTTTCATCCTCTCCATAAGATTGTTTTGTTTCTCTTAATGCTTCATTACAGATATATTCCACAGTGTTCCAGTCAGCGTTAGCATAAGGAGCTCCAGCGGAAAAAACTAAAGCACCATAGGGAGTGGAAGTTCCTGCTGAATTATAAGGTTGGACAAAAGCATAACCAGAGGTGTTAGTAGCATCAGAACAAATCGTCCATTTTTTTGTCGGGTCAATAGCTTTTTTTCCTAATCCGGTGGCTGATTTAACTCCTCCAATGGTAGGAGCATTGTAAAAATCCCACTGATTAAATAAAACAAAATAAACCGGCTCATTGGCGTCGTGGGCATTGACCGTGTTAGCCGCCAAAGTTATTGTCGTTCCTGTCGGGGCGGTAGAGGCGTGTATTTTCACTAATTCAGAGTTTCCTGCCCCTATTCCACCTATTAGGACATAATAATTACCCACCACAAACCCAGAAATGCTAAAGACTGTGATTGCTCCGACTCCGGCCGCAAGGGAAGAGTTTAAATAGGTCTTGGGTCTTCCATATACCAAAAAATCATTTAAGGCCCAAATATTATTATTAACAACTCGACAATTTATAATTTGCATGGTTATTGTAATTTAATAAATAATTCTTCGGGGACAGGACACATCATTTTGTTAGCGAACATGGCTTTAACAACCTCAGTTACCGCAAGATTAAAATCAGTTCCTTTTTGTCCATCAATTTTAAGACTTTCAATGATATTTTCAATTGGAATTTCTTCTAAAATTCCATTGCTTATCTTATAAATTTGTCCCTTATTATCAGTCCGCATTATGTATTTGAACCCTCTTAAAAGAAGTTTTTTAATTTCAATGTCTTGCGGTTTCAACATGTTGACAGACAAAATCTTAAATGCTCCGAACAAATAGTCCGGTGCTAGTGGCTTATCAAAAGGAGGGTAACTGTCAAAAGCCATTTCAGGTTTTGAAAGCATGTAACAATGATTGGCTTTTCCATAAGAACGATAAAGACCATTTTCCATGTACCAAGCATAACCAGAAACTATTGGTGGACTTTTTTTAAAGGCTCGCAATCTTAATTCTTTATTATTTGGTACATTCTCACGGCCTATTTCCCATTCATCAACCCATAATCTACCGTCATCTAAAACTATCTTTGGTATTTCAGAAAAATAATCTTCCCAAGTAAAATTTTCCCAATCTGTTGGCCATTTTTCTTCCGAAACAACACCTGATACTTTGCGTAAAGTATCTATGACATTATCAATGTTATTTCCACTTTTTGTCGTACCTGAACATTTAGCAAGAAAGCGGTCAGAATAATTTACTCTTATTCTATATTTGGCAAAAATAATGGTTTCTATGGCATTGAGAACCCCAAAGGAAGTGCAAGACATACTTTCCATCTTTCTTCCCGACTGCCTTTCCGGTGGAGGTAAAAAAGGTGTCCAATCTCCCGAAGGACAAATAATTTCATCTTTAAAAGGAGTGGCTGAACCATAAATATAGTCTGTTATTTTTTCCTTAGCCTCTTTGTAGCCATTATTAACAATCTGTAAATGGCCGCCTTTGACTATTTTTCTTGCTAAGTAGTATAAGTCTTGAAATTTCATAATTGTCAAGTAAAATATGTTAATTGTAAAGTATTTGAACATTTAAGAATATCTATTATTCTTACTTGCGAAATCATAATTATTTTAAAAATTAATCTTTAAGGGTGGGGCGGTTAGCAAGCTAACTTTTCGCCCCAGTGACAACTAAACATTAGTTGTCAAAACTTTTCGTGGCTGACGGCATGCCACAGCCGAGATTTTGATCACCTTCTTTCTATTGTTGAACATTACACTGTCGACCATGTATGGCTTTAAAGAACGTTTAGGTTTCATTTATCCTCCTATTTTTTAGGCAATCTTTCTTCTAAAAAATAACTTTTCCAATAATCTCTATTATGATTAGTTTTAAGATGACATTTTCTATGTAAGGAAATTAAATTATCTGGGTTGCAGTTTTGTTTATTGTAATCTATATGGTGAACACATAACGCTTCATCTCCTTGTGGTAATCCACATATTCCACAAGTATAATGATCTCTTTCCCTGATACTAATTTTAAGAGTGCTTTTCCAGTCAACAGTATATTCTTCAAATGATTTTCCACCTCGCCACACCGGAGATAAAACACCCTTTTTCCCTATAAAAGAACTATGTATTTTTTGTGACTCGCTAATATGTTTTCGGTAATTTTCTGAACGAGGGGGTTTTTTCTTTCCCCCCAAAGCATCCCCTATTCTTTTTTTGGCTTCTTCAGTGTGTGGACACTTCAAACCCAATTTACCTGTTCCAAGATTTTTAATACATACCTCTTTTTTATGTTTATAAACTCCTTTTGGCATATACTTATTATAATATTTATTTATTGGTTCGAGGCAACCTTTCTTCTAATATTGTAAAAATTTTAGTCTGATTATTTTCAACCAAACCCATTCTATCTTCGATATGTCTTAAATGATTTTCCTGTATCATACTTAGAGTTTGTTTAATTTCAGAAATATTTGAGTCAAGAACACCGTGTTTTAACTCACAAGCCTTAGCTCCAACAGCAAGTTCTTCGTCTTGTTTTTTGTTCGGGTCAGCATAAGAACGATAAATAATAAAGGCAAAGCCAATTAAAGTAACTATCCCTATTACTATTGATAAAATTAAATTAATTTTCTCCATATTTATAGCGGTATGACATTATCGCCTATTATGAGTTTTACCCCCAAGGCATAACATACCCCCAGTAAAATTATTAAAAAGTATAAAAATCGTAATCCGAACTCCTTTACACAAAAAACCGCAGTCAAGGGGATGGCGTAGATAAACATTAATGATAATTCCACCATCCCCCCTATCATATCTCCCAAACGAACCCATATATTTTCCCGTTTATAGGCTCGCATATTACTGTTTTTTACCAAAATTACCAAGCTTCGTTACGTAAGAAGCTCCGCCGCCGAGAATACCGATAACAGCCATCAGCAGTTCGGCCGTAGCCAAGTCAACTAAATTCTCTTTGGTTATCCAAACAACGACAGCACCCAAAATAGCGATAATTACACTTTTCTTTCCATCTAAAAAGTTTAAGATTTTTTCCATAGATTTTTATCGTTAATTAATTAGCTTTTAAGTTGGGGCGATTGCGTTGTGCAATTTTTCGCCCCTGTTTTGGTAAAATTAATTACCAGACTTCTTGCCAATTAAGGCAACTTTTAAAGAACTATCGCTTAGGCTTGATCATCACCTTTCTATTGTTAAGCATAATTTTGTAAACCATATTAACTTTTTTAAAAGAACGGGTCTTCACTTTTTGTTTTTTCATTTTATTTTCCTTTTGGAACTAAATCGTAAAAAAATATTAACGGTAAAATTAAAAGACCGAAAAGTAATACTGGAATAATTAATAAATAACCAATAATTTTATTCATAAATTAAATATTTTATTCAATAATTATTATCTGACCGTTGTTAACTGGTGGCGGAGTGTCAGTATAAGTTATTATCAGTTTAGGGTCTTTTGTGGTTCCTGCTTCGGCCGAAGAATATGCGTCAATATTATTTTGAACAACCGTGAAAGGAGAAACATTTAATATATCAAAGGTGTAATTTCTGTAAGCGAAAGCCACTGTTCCTCCTGTATTATTTTGAACGTCTGAAATTCCCGACGAATTAAGAGGAAAATCGTTATATCCCGATAAGTTCCAAGAATTAATACTAATGGTCGTGTTAGATTTTAAGGTATCATTAACCTTGCTATAATCGGACACATCCAGAGAACCATAAGAAGAACAACCCGATATTCCCACGCTATTTTCACCATTATTGACAACTCTACTTCCATAGAGATAAATATCACCTGAACTTATTGTTATTCCTGCGGGGATTGCAAAGGATAAAACCGCTCTGCTAAGATAATATTTGCTATCCCCGTTATATTTTTCGCATTCAAGGGTAAGAGTTGCACCACTTGCCCCACTTGCATTAACCCTGTTTCTTTCTTCTGACCAGGTTGCGGAACCGGTATATACCAACGTTCCATCGTTGGTGGTGTAAATCGGATCACCCGAAGCTCCTAACAATTCAGCATTATCAAAACTTTTAATGGTCGCGGTGGCTACTTCGACATTTTTCCATTTTCCGTTATCTTTAATGAAAGAAGGCAATGAATAAATTTCAGCGTATTTTGTCTGTCCGTCTTGATAAAAACGAGTATTCAGAGTTCTCTTACTAACATCTTCTTTCAAGTTTTTTCCTTTAATTTTCAAAGTTCCAGTCGCCACCTCTTCGCCTTTGTAATAATACTTCTTGATTTTTCCTAAATTATCGCAAACTTTATTTTTGCATTTGATATAATCAATATCCTTTGAATACAAAATATCACTCGACGACACTTTTAATTTATTGATTTTTACATCCTTCACAGCACCGTTAAACTGCGGTTGCGAACAACCTGTAATTAAAAACAAAAGTAAAATTAATAAAAATTTCTTCATAATTAATCTCTGCGATAAGCGATATTACAAGTAAGCATATCTGGGGCGTTGGCCACTGCTTCCAAAACGCATTGCGCTTGGTCTTTTATCTGTAAAACATTGTTCGTTGACAAAGTCGTCGAGGCCATAGTGCCGTTAATATTTAATCTCTCCATATTGTTCGTGCCATCCCCGCAAATCATATGCGCCGTAGGTGTATTTCCGCCGATGAACTTACAAGCGATTGAAGTCCAAGTATCTTGATAGAACTGATAACCAAGAGGAATGGTTGAAGAACCTGCAGAAAAGAAGTAAGTCGAAGAAGCGACAGAAAAGGCTTTAGTCAAAAGATTGATTGTCGTAGTCGCCTCGGCTTTTCCGTTTGCATTTCCAATTACATAAGAATTAGCAGTGAGAGCAAGAGCGCTTCCGTTTCCGCCAAAAAAAGTAGTAGAGGCTTGCTGAAAGGCATTCCATTTAGTTGTTGAAGCGGTTAGCGGAATACTATATCCGGCGGTTGCGGAAAACACGCCAGTGGTGTTTGTATAGGTAAGGCCGGTAAAAGTTGAAGAAAGATTGGTTAAACCTATCTTTGTCGTTGAAGCTAGTTCTAAGGCGTTCCATTCATTTTTATTTGAAGTAAGCATTCCTTCGTATCCGGCAGTCCAAGAAGTCGCGCCGGTGGTGTTGTTGTAAGTCAAACCCGTGGCTGTATTGCTGAAATCCGCCCAACCCTTTTTTGAATATTGCAAAGCGTTCCAAGCCGTTGAGGAGGCGGAAGAGATTAGACCAGGAATAGAAGTTGAAGCTGATTTTAACAAATAAGACAAAGAATTAGATAAATACGGCAAAGTATTGGTCGCATAACCGTCCCAGAGACCATAAAATGAGCCATACGAAGAGATAAACGAAGTTGTAGCTAATCCGTCCCAAGTGCCTAAAAAGTTTGAATATGAAGATAAAAATGATGATGTAGCTAAACTATCCCAAGTTCCAAGGAAATTTCCTGTAGGTGATAACCCAGTTGCCGAAGAAAAACTAAACTGTCCGTTTCCGTCCGTAGTCAGGACCTGACCGTTAGTTCCATCTGTCAAAGGCATATCCCAAACTTTATTCGCCGAAATAGTAGTTGTAGCTCTTAATCCGACATAATTTGAATTATCATTATCATAAAAACGCAACTCATTTTTTCCCATTAAGCCAAGATATTTGGAAGTGCCATAAATCCTAAAAGCCAGATTGGTATCTGCCAGTTTTGCGTAAGTTCCAGTCGGGTCAATGACTAAAATTTCACTGACTCTTCCTCTTAAATTGTCTTGAATGCCTTGAACAGAACAACCAGTCAAAAATAGGCTAATTATTAGTATCGTCCCAAGGCTCGCCAATTTTTTCATATTTTGTTTTAATATATTTTCTTAATTCTTCGGTTTGCGCTTCTCTTTCCAAAATATTGCTAGTTCTCCGCAAAACTTCGGAATGTTTTGTCCTGACAGTTTCAATTTGTCCCTTAATTTCTTGCAAATCTTTTTTAGACTGTTCAATTTCGGTATTTTTAATAGAAATTTCTTGCTTAATACCGCTTAAAGTTTGCTCGATTTTATTCTGTTCATTAATCTTAGCTTCGATCGAAATTTTAACCCCCTCTTTTTGACCTTCCAAAAATATAATCTCGCCATTCAGCAAATTTTTTCTTTGTTCTAATAAATTATTCTCAGTGCTTAGTTTTCCGTTGGTTTCGGCTAAAGAATTGTTGTTTTTAGACGCTTCTTCATTCTTTTTGGTCTTAATAGCTATTTCTTCGTCTAAGTCGTTAATTTGACCTGTTTTCTCGTAAAATTTAAGCTGTAATTCATTGGTTTGGCTATCTAAAAACACCTTAAATTCAGAAGTTTTGCGTGTTTTTTCGTCATCAATGGATTGCACCTCTGTTTTTTTCTGATTAAATATTTCCGTCAACCTTTTAATTTCGGCATTTAATTCTCCGATAGTGCCTACCGCCCACTTCTTCCCCTCTTCGGTGTTCAAAAATTCTCTTGCCTCTTGAATTTTCTTATCAAATAAAGAAAGTTCTTTCTGTTGAGCGTCTATTTTGTCTTGAAGCTCTTGAGAAGTCTTTTTTAATGTTTCGTTTTCAGTTTTTATTTCTTTATTGGCTTCTGCGACTCTTTCGCTTTCCTTTTTTATCGCAACATCGTCAATTATTTCTTGTCTTGGCATAAAAATATTTATAAATTTATTAAATAGGCAGTCTTGTCGTGGCTGGCAATCTTGTCGGGGAAGCAATCCTCGGGAAAAGTCTATAAATAACAGGATTGATTATGGCTTGCAAAGAAGCGTCCACCGTTCCGTCAGCGGTTAAAGCTCCGTTTGAAGAATAGTAAATATTATTAACCCCAGCCGATAAAGTTAAAGGCGTAACGGCCGGAGAATACGTGAAAGTATCAATCACCGTGCCGTCTTCCCAGCCGTCAGTAGTAGGGGCGGTAACGGACATAGTTTCAGTATCAGTCCTAATAGTAAAGTTGTCCGTGTTCTTTTGGTAGAGGGTTTTGAAGTAAAGGTCGTTTCCAGCAGAAGCCCAAGTTGAGCCGTTATAATTATATCTTCCACTTCCTGATGTATTTCTAATAAATTGCGGATAATTTGAAGCATCTTGTGTGGAGCTTTCAAAAACAATCCAATATTGAGTTCCTGGAGTAAGGGTACAAGGTATTGATAATGTATAGTCAGCAGAAGTTGTTATCGCTTCCCATTGAGCGTTGGTTAAAATAATTGAATTTACTACCGTTCCGCTTGGCACACCAGAATTATTAGTCTGAATAGAGACGGTTACATCGCCGATATACGTTCCTGCATCGGCATATCTCTGAAAAATAATTCCTGTTAAATTTTTCTTAGTTGGCGTGAACCTCTCTGCTGATTTTTGATTTGTTCCTGCGTTACCAAAAGAACCATTAGCACCAGCAGTTATAACCGACTGGTCTATATTATCCACCGAACTAACAGCCGTAACCTTAGGATAAAGTTTAGAAGCGGAGGGGGCGGTGATAGTGGAGACTTCTTCAAGGGTCATTGAGTTTACATCAAACCAAGCGTCAGAGATGTTGCCAGCGACGTTAACATAACAATAAATATATAAAGCATTCGTAGATGCTCCCGTAGTAAAGGTTTTTGTTAATAATTGAGGAGTAATGTTTGTTCCGCTTATTTTATTTGAAGTATTATTCGTTCCTGCATAAGTTCCGCTCCAATTTGTATATTCCGAGGCCTGAAAATAAACAGCGTTAGTCGCCGCATTATTGGTTAAAGCATTGAGGTTCATTATGTATGTAGTATTTGGTTTGCAATGAGCCTTTATGTATGCCGAGGCTTTTCCTGTTATATCGGTAGTTGAAATCTTTAACGTAAAATTACCAGTCATCTTTACAGCACTATCAAATTCCGCACTCCAAGCCGTTGCGCCTGAAACCGCATACCACCCATATTTAATATCCTCTATCACCCCACTTGTCGTTCTTGCTATATCCCCCGTAGCGGAGTCTATAACTCTAACGACACCGCCTTTGATGGTTTGTATCGGGTTATTTGCATAAGGGTCAATCTGATAAGCGGTGCTGATTGGCAGTCTAGTAATCGCAAAAACGTTCATCCCTAAAAATAGGGTTGAAACTAAGACTGTTGCGACTAAGAATAATTTTAGAAATTTCTTCATAAACTATCGATAAGAAATTATAGTATTTACGTCTGCCGTAGTTGTGTATCCGATATACGTTCCTGTGGCCATAGTTACGTCAAGAATGACTGTAACAGGGACTAGAGCGGCGGCTGGTATGTAGTAAGAGAAAACAACATCGTCTGTTCCTTCCGTGGTGCTGTCATACATGATTATAGAACCTGCCGTGGCGGCGGCATCGGTCGGAAAGAAAGAAACTGAATGAACAAACCCAGAACCCGTTTTAACAAGCTTATCCGCTGTGGCGTAAGACTTAGAATATCTTTGCTCTGTCTTCAAGACATCAGCGGTAAAGTCTTCACCGGCGATCGCCGTAGCCAAAACTGTCTTTAGGTTTCCGTTGACATCAACCTGTAATGTGGCCGTTTGGCCGTTGGTATAGGTTGGAGCAGAAATGTTGTATCTAGGTTGGCTATCGCTAGATATTCTCCCGCCTAAACTTCCATTATTTCCACATCCAGCTAATAGGAAAATAATAGGGATTAAAAGTAATATTTTTTTCATAGAATTATAATTAACAAATTTCGCCTGACAAAGAGGCGTAAATGGCGGCCGTTCCGGCTGTCCAGTCGCTTAGAGAAACGGTCATATATCTAGCTCCGTCAGTATTGACCGTGAAGCACTTAGTATAAGCCGTGGCAATAGCCAAACCACCTGAACCGTCATAAGCGTCAGTTATCTGCTCGCTTCCGTCCACGTTATCAAATCTCGCATAGCTCCAAGGATTGGAAGCCGAAGCGTCAGCGAAGAAATTAGGCTCGGTAGCCTTGTCGGAAACTTTGGCGTGAATAGTAAAGGCCGGAGTGGAAGCGGAAGTAACCCAAAAACGGATAGAAGAAAAACCACTACACGAAATAGAAGCTGGCTGTAAATACCAAGTATGAGTGCCTGTGCCGTTATCAGTTAAGGCAACAGCTGGACCGCCAATAACAGTTGAGAGCTGGAAAGTGTTTGTAGCCGCTGAAATAACATAATAAGCGGTTTTAGTTGAAAGCCCTGCCGGTAAATTAGCCGCCGAAGTATCAACTATGACTTTTTGGTCATTGGATAATCCGTGAGCGGCGGAAGTAAAAATACCGGTAGCAAAGGCGGTGGTAAAAGCCTTTTGAGGCACTTGCGCCGCCATTATTGTAATTGGTCTTGGAGATAACATAATTTTATTTTCCCGTGTTCAAATTACTTTTTAAATATTCTAATTTAGCTGTATAGAATTTAATCCGTCTTTCCAACATAATAATTTCCGCTTCGGCTAAAGGCACGTATTCGTTATCAATGACTTTGTAAGGCTTTCCGTTGCTATAAACAGGCGGCAAATCCAATTCGTCAAACTCTCTCAAAAACTCTTGCGGGATTGGCTTTTCTTCTTTTTTTTCTTCAATTAGTGCTTTAACCGGAGTTTCAATCGGCTTCACTTCTTCGGTATTTTCTACCGGTTTAATTTCTTCTTGTGCTTTTCCCGATAATTTATTCTTTGAGCTTGCTTTTAATTCTTTGGACATAAATTTATATTATTTTATTAAATCTTATTCCTGCCCTCGATTTTACGAGAGCAGAGTAAAACTTAAGATTTCACGGTTTCGACGACATTAAACTCTATTTGTGTAGAAGATGCCCTGAAAAATTGCAAAATAAGCCTTGAAGTGGAGGCAATAGCTCCGTCAACACCTCCTTGCAAAAGTTTGATAATATCAGTTCCATCAGTGTTAGTGGCTATCGTGGTAGTAGTAGCGTCATAAGACTTGTTTTCTATGACTAAAAATTTGCTATCTCCGTTAGTGTTCAAACAGTCAGCCAACAAGGCAGTTGTGGAAGCAACGGTTATAGTAGCGTTAGCTCCATTGGTGTAGTAATTAATTCTGGCGTAATCGCAAATCTCAGAGGCTGTGAGCAAATCAGTCGTGCCATCGCCTAAATCAACATTTTTTACCAAACCGCCACTGATGATAGTAGAACCTTGGAGTTCTCCGGTGAAAGTAGCGGTTGTGCCAGAAATTCCAGCATCGCTAGTGATAGTCCCAGCGGTTAAGTCTCCTACAACATCAACGTCATTGGAGAAAGAAGCGTCAACATCACTGTCGTTGGTAAAATTAACGCTATAACCAAGATTTCCAGCATCTTGCGCTTGGTTCGTGATATTCAATACCCCGCCATTTTGAACAGTGATATTGTCGTTGTTAGCTTTAACAACTGAACCGGCGATTATCACGCATACCACCAAGCAACCGATGAACATTGCCAAGGGACTAACCTTGGAAGTCAACTTTTTGCCGATGTATTTTCTAATTTTCATAGTTTTGTATTCCGTAGGGGGTTGAATTATATCAACCCCCAAACAAGAAAATTAGTTAATTAAACGTGATAGTTGCCGTAAGTACCTCTCCATGTCTTATGACCGACAGTGTAGCGAGCTTCGGCGTCGTAGATGTAGTTCTTGTTCTTTTTATCCTGCCAAGTATCAGGAGTAAAACCTTCTCTGTTTAAGAAGATAAAAGGAGACTTCATTGAGTCAATCAAGAACCAAGAACCATCAGTGCCGGAAACAGAAGTTCCAAGAGCGGTAATGGTAGAACCTAACAATTTAGTTGACATGACAGTGACTAAACCGTCATAGACATTCAAATCATTAGTAGCCGAACCAGAACGCTTCGTTGACTTAGTGACAATAACCGCATTCTTTTCTAAGGCGGTCGGGGCAAGCAAAATGACGTTACCCGAACCCCAAGAACCAAGCATATCCCTATCATCTTTCTGATTAGCTACGGCAAGGCGAGCAGTTTCCAAGTTAGTCTCGGAAAAAGCGTCAGTGCCGTAATTACTCTGCGTGGTGTTAGATGAAGTGCTGGATTTAATCGGATGTGAAGCCGAGAAAAGAGGCACGCCGTCAGCATAGAAAGAAAGGTGATCAGGCAAGGAAGCTTGAGCGGTAAATCCGCAGACAAAGTCAGAGAAAGCGTCCAGGTTAGCACCTTGCATATACCCGATTTTCAAATCCCTAATTTCATCAAACTTACTCTGCAAATCAGCATCCATATCCTCAAGCAAGTCTTTAGAAATTTCCACCGATTGGGTGAACTTTACCGGATTTAATTCAACTCGATAACCCGATGACCTGTCGTCGACATTAAAGTCTTCACTTTCTCCGGTTCTCAACATTCTATTGACACCAGTCTTGGAGACGATAGTTTCTCTAGCGTTCTTTGTACCTCTTTCTTTGAAAAGAGCTGAATATTTGTTCTCTTGCACTCCCAGAGCGGAAGGCATGGCCAAGGCATAGGCTTCATCGGCTTGATTTTCCATTTCCATTGCTTTAGCGTCCAAGCCGGCGATAAACCCATTGCCGTATGTAGATTTTAGTTCCATATTTGTAATTCCCGTGTTTCTCCCGTTTCTTTAATTATTAAGTTCCGTAAGCGTTATATTCGGAGTTGTGGATTACTTCTATTAAGCGAGTTGCGTTCTGTGGGTCTTTACCATAAGAACGGAAGTTAGCTAGAGAAGTAGCAGTACGAGAATGTAAAGACTCTAAGACACGGCTATAATTAGTGTTGTCAGAGTCAATGTTATCCCAACCGCCTTTGTAGTCTGAAGCCGCGGTAGTTCCTAAAGTTCCATTGACAGCCGCCGACCACTTCGTGAATTGGGAAGAATCAATAATACCCCAATAAGTAGTATTAGTAGCTCCAGTAGTAACTGATATAACAGTTGAACCTGTAGCTGTTCCGGCGGCTATAGCCGGTTTAAACGGATTACCATACTTGTCCACGATAGCGGTAAGAATACCCAGAATAGGCAAATCCTTAACAGCTACTGCTAGACGGTCATCGGTAGAAGCATACAAAGCGTAAACACTTCCCACCGCAACCGCCGTAGAACTAGGCAACATTTTAGCTTTCTCCATTCTGCGTCCTTGTCCATCCCGTGTTCCTGCGTAAATAAACGCCATAGATTTGATGAAGGGAATAAAGGCCGATAATTAGTTGTTCCATCTGGAAACTACTGTCGGGGTTCTATTCCTCTTCTTGTAAAATTTGTAAAACTTCTGGCGGAGCTTGCCGCTTGCCACTTAAGACATCGTTCTTATACTTTCCCCAACTTTCATCAGAGATGCCGAACTTGTCTTTAATGGCTTGTTCTTGGGCAGAGATGCTGGTCTTTTTAAGTCCGGCGCCATTGCCTCCAGCTCCATTTGGAAGATTGGGAAAATCAACTTTATTTTTATTTTCAGTAGCCAACGGAATATTATTGTCAATCTTATAAACATTGTAAGCTCTGTCTAAGTCAAGCTTTATTCCTTCCACGGATTTTCCGTGCTTAGGATAATACTCACCATAGATAGCTTGCCGTAAAGCGTCATTGCTAATTAGCTCAGGATGAGATTTCATCCATTCCTTTTTAGCTATTAGCTCGTTCATTCTAGCTTCCTTCTTATCTCGGTCAGCAAGAACCTTTTGAGCCTTTTCTTCGCTTCGGCGGTCAATTTCTTCCCAAGCCTTTTCATCGTCTGTTTTTTCAGGAGGAGTGATAGGAGCAAGAGGCTTCTTATCCTCAATTTCTTCATCCCCAAACAGCAACTCATCTTCCTTAGCTTTCTTGGAAATCAACCCTTGTTTATAATTTCCTTTTTCTTCTTCCGCTTTTGCTAAATCTTCCTTTAACTTTGCGTTTTCAACTCTTATCGCCTCAATTTCTTCCGGCGTTAAGGGCTTGTTTTCTTTCGGCGGCTGAACACCTCCGTCAGGCAAAACTTTTTCCTCTTTGTTTAGTTCATCTTTTGGTTCTGGCATAAATTTAATTTTAAAACGCTTGTTTTAATTGGGGTCGTTCTCCCAACCTTAAATTATGTTAATTAAATGCTTAATTGTGCTAATGAATTAACCGCACGGGAGCACGGAAAATTCACTCGCACATTAAAGCACTTAATCCTTTTTCTTCTCTCTTTGCTTTAATTTACTTTCAGCTTGCAATCTTAAAATCTCCCTGCGCCGTCCATTTTCTTCAACCGCCCCATAAAAATCACGCTTATCAACGCAAGTGGCTATATTGACCAAAATCTGCAAATCCCTAAAATGGACATAACTTTTGAAACCTTCTTCGTTATAAACGTGTTCTAGCCATTCGCTTTCTATTTCAACATCTGATTGATTTTTTTTCTTTTGTCTTTGGTTCATATTATTGTGATAAATTTTCAGTAGTTAAAGCTGGTGCGCCGGCCATCTCTTTAGCAATAGGCTGGCCGCCGTTTTGAGCAGCCAATTGTTGCATTTGCTGTATCATTTGTTGATTGCCTGCCTGCTTAACGGCTTCCAAATATTTGGTAGCGTCATCATCATAAGACTCCATAATATCCTTAAAGAATAAATCAGAAGCCGACTGAAAAATGTTAGGGAATAGTTTGGCAATAGTGCTGGCTTTCTCCAACGTCAAACCTTGTCTGACACTTTTAGACTGCTGATAGGATGACTCGGTTTGAATGGTAATAGTATATTTTATGTTTGTTAGATAATCCTTAGTGATATTCAATCTTTCAAGATTGATGCCATTAACCTCGGCCAGCTTTTCAACTAAATCAATATAATCTTGTGTTTCAAACTCTTCCGGTTTATCAACCACTTTTATTTCTCTTATTCCATTCTGATTACCAACTCTGGTATTTTTAACTCTAATTTCAAAACCAGGAATAATTTGGAATTGAATAATGTTCGGCACTCTCAATTTAGCTTCTTGCAAAACTAAGTCTTCCATCATCATATTGAACTGTGAAAGCAGCTTGCGGGCGTTTTCTTCGGCGATAATCTGTCCTCTGGCCGTTACTCCAGCTTGAGCTTGCCCCGCCGACACGGGGTCAAGAGATGCAAAGTCTATGTTCTTCCCCATTAACTGAATAAAGTTAAAGAAAGAAGCGTCAGGAGAGCTGAATTTAAGCTCTCGAAATTGGTTGACATCGTTGACCTCAATTTGTCTTCCAGCGAACAAACTCTCGTTTTCCACGTCATTTTCGGCAGTTGTAAGATAGGGAGGATTAACAGCCAATTTGGACTGTTCAATACCAAGATTGTAGAGAGTATCTAACGCCGAAACATCACCCTTAAGCTTCCAGCCAATGTGCATGCCCCAGAAGAAGTCAGAACCAGCGAACGGAGCAGAGATGGTTTTAGAAAAAGGATATTTCTTTCTCTTACCGTTGTTCCAAATTAAAGGAGTGTCTTGCATTACCACGCCGTTGGCAACGATAACCATTCTGTCTTCCCAGCGGTCAAAAACTCTTAAAACTTCAATCTGTTCTTTATCAATTCTCTTAGCCCAGCCCTTGCGATAGTAAGTTTCAATTAATTTTCCGTCTATCTGACTGCCAGTCTTGACATACTTCCAATTTTTAAAATTCTTAAACTCGCTATCAAAATGCGCCTTATCGTAGAGAGTGCGCCACGCCACTTTAGGCTGTAATTGCAAAGAAGAACAAAAAGGATTATAGATAAAGAAATCTTCAGGAGCTAAATGTAAATTAAAACAAGCATCTAGTTTAAATTTCTCTTCTTCAAAGGTAGCTTCACCTGTTTCCATATCGTAAGCAGTTATTGTCTTACGAGTATGAGTCTGGCAATCATATCCTTCGTAATTAACGCAAATACCATCGCTTTCGCAATAAAAAGCCGACATAAAATAATCTATGTCAGCCGAATGCTCATTATCCATGTTGTCATAACTGAACTGATACAAGTCTTGAATGACCAAAGCTCTGGTTGGGTCAATAATCCCGAATTTATTTTCAGCGTCTACTCTGATTTTCGTTCTATTCAGGGCAACACGTGCCAAAATAGCCATCAGCTTATTCAGCGGCGCAACACTCTTGATATTGCTTCTCTTATCCTTGCGAGGCTTGGACATCAAATTAATCATCTTCCGTCCCTCATTAAGATAAGTAGCCAAAGGCTTATCTCCGAATTGAGGATAAGACCTTGTTTGATTTTCCCACATCACGTCAAAAGCCTCATAAGCCCAGTTGCGAGCTTCAATCTGTTTATCGGTAGGATTATATAGCGGTGGCAATTTTTCTTGTTGTTTTTTCACGACATTAATATCCCGTGTCGCTTATTGTTATAATTTCTTTTTTTTCTTTCTTTGCTTCTTGGCAGTAAGGACAATTTTTATCTTTTTTATCTCTGTGAAAGAAACAGTGGCCAGTTGAACTTAAATACCTATCAGCTTTTTTTGTTTCGATTATTCTCATACTAATATCCTGTAGAATTATCGCTTGTTTCCTCTGTACTTCTTGAACCTAAACTTTTCTTTTTTGTCGGGACAGTTGCCTGTAAATTAAAGCTTAAAGCGTCCAGACTATCAACCAACTTACCGAATGGGAAGTAAACCGCTTGCTGTTCTAACTTACCGCCTTTCATTGCCGGCCGGTGCTTAATTATTCCTTGCTTGTAAAGCGGTATCAATCCCCTTATCCTTTGTTCCTTGTCGCTCTTAGTGTGTATCTCGTTAATCGTAAAGTAAACTTCTTTATCTCTCATCTTCTCTTTGAACCAATAGGATAGAGCTTCTTGATAAGCTACAGTCTCTACCCAAACATTAACAATACAATCGTAATCTTTCTTGTAATTCTCAACTTTTTTAAAGACCGTTTCAATAAGTTTTCCCGGATCAATTTTTTCACTCGCATCGTCTAAGATAAACCATTCCGGCTTATCTTTAATCTTGGCTACGTCTATTATTCCTGTATCGCACGCCGTGTCTTTCTTGCTGATTGCGGGGTCAATTAGAATGTTAATAACTAGCTTTTCATTTACAATTTCATTTTCCTCAAAATATCTAAAATATTCTTGCTTGAATTCTTGTGTTTCGCTTATCAAAGGTTTCTGCTGATAAAGAGAGGAAAATTCGTATAAATCCAATCTCTTAAAACTTTCATAATATTCTGCGCTGTATCTTTCCGGCCATAGTGCTTCACCTTTCTTGCGATATTTTTCGTTTTGTTCGGCTATCGCGGGAAATTCAATGACTTCAATCTTATCTTTAAACTCTGGTTCGTTTAAAATTCTTCCTGCCAGATCGTCATAATGCCAGCGAGTCAAACAAACTATCACCACTCCGTTGGGTTCGAGACGAGTATAAGCAGTAGAAAGAAAGAAGGACCAAACCTTATCACGATATACTTCACTGTTAGCTTCTTCTCTGTTCTTTATCAAATCGTCAAGACAAAGGATATTCGCTCCTCTGCCGGTCAATGCTCCTCCGACTCCGATACTAGTATAACTTCCACCTTTTTCAGTTTTCCATTTAGCCGCTCCTTTTTCATCTTCTTTCAAAGAAAGTCCGAATATTCTCTTGTAAGGTATGTCTGATATTATCTCTCTGGTTTTCTTGCCAAAATCCTGCGCTAATTCACCGGAATAACTTACTGTGATAACTTCCTTATTGGGATTTTTACCAAGATACCAAGCCGGAAAATTAACAGTAGCCAGTTCAGATTTTCCGGAGCGAGGAGGAAGAAACAACATCAATATCCTTTTTCCTCTTGCCGAAAATTTACCGCTCTCAATCTCTTCAAGTTTTTCAGCTATTACGTTGTGGTGCCAATTAGGTGAATATCGGTAATTTGTAAGGATACAGAAATCAATCAAGTGCTCTCTAGCTTCCTGCTCCATCATCAGATTTTCTTCCAAGAGCTCTTTCCGCAATTTTTCTTCGCTGGATATTGTCATATATATTTACTTCCAAAGGATTATCCTTATCACCCTGAACAACTTGAGGCAACATCTTCACCTGTATTCGATTAAATTCTGATAAAGCAAATTTTCTATCATTAATATCTCTACTCTTGATCATCTTATTTAATTCCGCCCAAAATAAAGGACTGAATTTATCAAAATTCGCTTTAACTTGTTTTACAATTCCATATCCAGGGTTACCTGCTCCTGGTTGTTTTCCGCCTTTCATAGATTAATCTAATATCTTATTTAATATTTAATCTTTTTTGTCCAATTTTTTAATCGTTTCCAGAAAACTCTTAACACTCCAATCGCTTAACCATCTTGATAAATCTGCCAACTCTGCCACATTAAGATTATTAGCAGTCGCCATCTCCATTATTTTTTTTGAGATGTCATCTAAAATCTTACGACGATTGTCTTCTGTCTTCTGTTTATTCTTGATAAAATCATTTAAAAGTCCCATAAAATTATTTATTACTTTTGAACCGCCCAAACCTGTCCCTTAACCATTGCTCCGTTAGGTTGAATTTCAATGATTTGAAAATCATCTTCTCCGTCAACGGACACAACTTGGTCGCTTTCAAATTCCTTGAATAAAACTTTATCCCCAATTTTCAAAGTCTTAATCCAGATATTTTCCGTTACTTCCGGCAAAGCGATAATCTCTCCCCAGACATTTCCTGATTTCTCACCTTTGAATGGCACAACCATTCCATTGACCTCTTTATTCTCTTGTTTGATTTTCCTGACGGCAATTCTATCTCCTATTGTGTTAAAATTATTAAGCATATTATTTATCGCTTACGTATTCGCTCTTAGCGATAGAGCTGGCGCAAGTAGTTAAGAATAAAGTTGAAAACGATACTGCGTTTTCCAAAACTGTCTTAACGACATTAACCGGTTCAATCACTCCCGCTTTTTCCAAATCTTCCCAAGTATTAGTAAGAGCGTTAAAGCCAATCTTTCCTTTATTTTCTTTCAAGTTTTCTTCCTTAACACCAGCGTTTAATTGAATTTGCTTTCCAATAGATTTGCAAGCAATTTTTAAATAATCATTTTTACATTTTTCGGCTAGTTGATTATAAATTACACCACCGCCAATAACCACGCCGCTTTCAATCGCCGCCTTAGTGGCCAAGATAGCGTCTTCAACTCTAATGCTTCTCTCTGTCCGTTCAATATCAGTCGTGCCACCGATTTTAAGAATGCCAACTCCGCTTTCCAAAGAATTAATGCGTTTCTCCAATCCTTCTCTGTATTCCTGCTTACATTCCTTTAACTGACCCTTAAGTTTCATCAAATAAATATCTAATTCTGTTTTATCTCCTTGCCCACCGATTATGATAGTTTTGTTTCTTCCAACTTCTATTTTTTTAGCTGAACCAAGAACATTAATATCAGCATCTTTTAAGAACAATCCTGTTCTATCTCCGACAACCTTGGCGCCGGTAGCAATAGCAATATCTTCAATAATGTCGGATTGATTACCATAGGAATGAGGGGCTTCAATAGCTACTGCGCCAAAACCTAAAGGGTTTCCTTTTTCTCCAACTGCTTTTTGATCGAACAAAGTAGTGTTGTGAGCTAAAAACGGATAAACCTGACCTTCAAAACTAAATTCTCGGCAAATGATAAGAAGTTTCAAATCCCAACTAGGCCTTTTTTCTTCCGATAACTTTATCATTATTTTATTTATAAAAGTCATTATCCAGTCAATGTTGCCGGCGCCAAAATCAAGACACAGAACTTTTACATCTTCATGTTCGGCCGTCATTTTTCTTGGATTATTAATGAACGCTCTTGCCTCTCCATATCCGGTATCAAAATATATTCCCTCAACGATTTCTTCTTTTATTTTATCTTCAGCGGACTTCTCAACCATAATCGCCGCCGAATTTCCCAGTTTATTATAAATATTAGCGATTGACTGCCCAATTTCCTTATCATTATTTGACGCAATCGTGGCGACATTCAAAATGTCATCGCCTTTTATATCCTTTTTTAAATTATTAAGCTCTCGCTTGCAAAGTTCAAAATCATCTTCAATCTCTTTTTTAACTTCAACCGGATGCTTTCCATTTTTTACCGCTTCTTCACCGGAATTGATAATCGCTTGGGTAATTACAGCCGTTGAAGTAGTGCCATCTCCGACCTTATCATTTGTTCTTTTGCAAATATCTCTCATTAAGCGAATACCAGCATTAACTGTCACATCATCATCGGCTAAAGAGTCAGCGATATAATAACCGTCATTCATCGAACGAGGCGGGCTATCTTCATTATCCTGAACAATGACATTATAGCTTTTAGCTCCTAATGTTGGCTTAATCGTTTCTGCCACAATGTCTATTCCTTTTTTGAGCAAAGCGCGCGAATCAATCCCGTGCTTCACAACTTTGTGAATGATTTGCATTTTAAATGATTATTTAATAAAAAAGCTAAGTCTTCTAGAACTTAGCTTTCATCACTTCTTTTTGCCACTGCTACGCAACAAAAGGAAATGATAAAATCAAAATTCTCGAATGTAGCAGTTAATTTAAATTGTAATTATCAAATTCTTAGCCCGCAAAAGTAAGGAGGCAAACCCTCAAATTTCTTTGAGAATTATTACTCTTGTGGGCAAAATTATGAGAATCTGCTTTCGCAGGCTAATAATTCGATATTAACAAAAAGAACACGGGGGGAAAATAATCCTCGTGTTCTTCATGCTTATATCATACCATACCTATTATTTTTGTCAAGACTTTCTTCTTCTGTCCCAATAAGGGGAAGTACATTTAGGGCATTTTTTCGGTTTTTTGCCTCTAGGATTCCAAGATTGTCCGCACCGCAAGCAATACAATCTTACCTGTCCCATTAGCTTGTCAGCTTCTTTATTCATTTTTAACAAAAAATCAATATAACAATCTTCGCAAAACTTATGAGTAAAGCTTCCAATAGTAATTTTTTTAATCGCAATTTTTTTTTGCCCGGCGTGGAGACAAGCATCACAGCATCCAGAATTAACACCTTCTTCATCGTCATCATACATCGGGAAGTTTTTGTCAAACTTCACCGTTCCGGCCAAGTCGCTGACTAATTCTTTTTTTGGCATATTTTTTTATTAATTTTTTAGCTTCTCCGCCCTAAGGCGGAGCTTGTCAAAAAACTAATTATTTTCTTGCTAATAATTCTTTTTTTTCGGCCGATAATTTTTCAAGAACATTTTTAAATTTTGAAAAATTCATGTCGTAATAAGTGCCAGTTGTGGCATCATCGTATTTTTTTCTTAAAATATTATAAGCTTCCTCTTCCGTAATATTGGGAGATAACCAAGCTCTATTGTCAACAAAAATTCTGCCAAATCTATCATCAACATGCATCGACATTCTGAACGTTACTACAATATCCTTAGTGCTATATCTTGCCTCGACGTGTTGATATACCGGACATATATATATTCCGCCATTCTCACGCTCTTTTGCTGTTTCTTTTGCTAATTTTTTTAAAGCTTTCTCCACGTTTTTAATTTGATATTTCATTTTTTTGTCTCTCTGCCGGAGGAGGAGAAGGCGAGGAGATTACGAGTCAACCTCGTTCCTCTCTCTCCACCTTCGGCAAAGCTCGTAATTTTCGGTGAGGATTAAGTTCCTCATCCTTATATCTATATTATATACCTATATATAGGTATAGTCAAGGGTTTAACAATAACAAAAAACCCAATAAAATAAAGGGTTTTTTGAGTTGCAAAATTAATTACAACATGCCCGTGGATAACTTCAAGGAACAAGGGGTAAGGGGGACTGGTTAATTCCAGACCAGACAAAGGCATGAAGACTTATTTTAACTAAGGAGGATTATCAATTTTTTTCGCTATTTTTTTTATTTAATTGTATCGCCTTTGTTTTATCCCGGCCTGTTAGCAGGTCGCCCTGTATTTTTCAAACTCTTGTCCTAAATTTTTTACTTTCCCAAATCAAAAGAGCTTTTAAGCAATCCAACTGAAGCTTTAACAATATTTTCCGCAACTTCAGCGGAAACACTGTCATTAACAATGATTTGCAAAAGATTAATTACTTGATCAACTTTATTGATTTCTTTGATATTCATAAAATTTTAATTAAAATATAAATTAATGGTGTGTATAATATTACAGTGATAATCCACAATTTTGGACTATAATCTGGTCTTGATTTTCCAAAAAAGAAAGGTATTAATAGTAATTCAAGAAACAACAATATCAAATAAATTATTGCTATTATTTTCATATTTCTTTGTTATTAATAAATTTTTAATAAACCCTCATCAACTAGCTTAATCGCCAGCAGAAGCAGGGCGTTGCTTAGTTTTTTACCATATTCAATTATTCTTCTTTTCTCAATTCCGATATGAGCGGAAACGCAAAATATATTTTCTTTTTCTTTCACTATTGTTAAATTTATTTCATCCGGCAATACTTTAAGTATCTCATCGGTAAGAGGGGCTGGGCAGTATTCTTCCTCTTTGTGTCCGAAAGTTGTAAACCAACTATTTTCCAATGTTTCTATCCTGTCTCCCTTTTTAATACTGAGATAATATTTGTCTTCTGGTGTAGCTTTCCACCACCAATATTCACTCTCTATAACAACTCCTTTATCTTTAGCCTCTTGGCAGATTTCTCTGTCAGGCACTAGGTCTTGTGTCATATTTTTTTTATATTAATTAAGAACCTTGCTTATAACCAAGTTCATCAAAAATATCTCCTGTAGCGTCTTCTTTTTTTGCAATTTCTTCTGCTTGACCGTAAAATTGTTCATCTTCTCGGTCTTCACATTCTTGACAAGTTTTTTTGCTACAAAATACTGAAAATTTACATCCCATAGATTTTATTTAATTTTATTAAATTTATATTGGTTCATTATTTTACTGGGAATAAAAATACATAACCCATCCGGAGCGCAAGAGTAAGTGCAAATTCTCGTTTCTATATTTTCATCGCACGGCAATAATGGCTTGTTATCTAAGTAAACTACTTTTTCCATTGAATAAATTTTTTGTTGTTCTGCTACTCCTAAATCAATTCTTTTTGATGGAGTTGACATTTTCCACATTCCCCAAATAGACCAGCACAGTGCCAATAAACAAAAAGTGATCGTGATTGTCTTTTTCATATAATTTTTATGCCGTCTTTCTCGGCGTTAGTTTCTTAGTAAATTTTTAATATTATCGTAAATTTCTCTAAACTCCCAGCCTCTTTTCTCCTGCCTTTCAATATCCAGCAACAACTCTTTCTTAAAGAAGTCCCGGCCTTCGTTTCTTAGTTTAAGTTTCTTTGCTTCGCTCCATTCTTTTAGATTTTTGGTATAAAGTGTTCTTTGAATTTTATCTGATTTTTTATTGTCTCCCCAATTGACACGATTGAATATTTGCGGTTCGTTCATATATTTATTATTAATTAATCCAAAACTGATACCATTTTTTATTTTCTTTTTTATTTTCCCTGTCCATATTTATCCTTACTCTTTCCGCCCACGCCTTAGCCGCTTCTTCTGTTTCTTCTAAACCACTAAAAGAACATTTAACGCCAGGTAGGTTTAAATCATATTTTCCGTTATTTATGTCTTTCATTACTTCCAAGCAATCACCTTGAATTACTTTATTTATTTCTAACATATATTTTCATCTTTTAGCTTAATTGCCAGCAGAAGCAGGGCGTTGCTTAGTTTTTTATCTTTAATTGGCTTATTAAAACCTCCGTCATAATATTCTACAGCATAACCATCTTCGTCTTTATAAATTCTCAAACTTCCGTGAAGGGCTTTAACTGGCAATACTTTAAGTATCTCATCGGTAAGAGGGGCTGGGCAGTATTCTTCCTCTTTGTGTCCGAAAGTTGTAAACCAACTATTTTCCAATGTTTCTATCCTGTCTCCCTTTTTAATACTGAGATAATATTTGTCTTCTGGTGTAGCTTTCCACCACCAATATTCACTCTCTATAACAACTCCTTTATCTTTAGCCTCTTGGCAGATTTCTCTGTCAGGCACTAGGTCTTGTGTGTTCATAAAATTTCTTTTTTTATAAATTTATTCATTCTTTCCTTTTTTGTTTGCTTATCAGGAGGAAACACTCTATCACCTAAACAACAATAGCAATTATACATTTCTGGAGCGTCAGAATTGCAGGCAGGACAAAACCCCCAAAAATTCCTATAATAACCTAACAATAATTTAATTACTTTTATCATAATTTTATGCCGTATTTCTCGGCGTTAGTTAATCTTTAATAAAAGGGTTTGCTAATTTTTCCGATAACTTATTACACATCTTATAATGGCTTTCTTTTTTACCAAAATAAGATTTCCCTAAAATATGTTTATCTAAAAGATATTGTAGAATACCTCTTTCGCTTTCTTTTAACTGATAAATTGTTAATGGTTCTAATTTTCCCATATTTATGTTAGTTGATTAACTATCTCCTGGATTGAATAGGCCGACAATTATTTGCTAAGTTCTAAGCACCTTGACAGTTTGTCCAGCACGCCCGCAGGTTAGTGCCTTTATAGATATCATTTTATAGATGCAAAGAATTTAATAAACAATTACTATCTCAACCCAGGAGAAAGCCAATTAAGGCTTCTATTTTTTAATGATTTCAACATCTTTTTCATACCACTCCATTTTGTTAATCCAAGCTTGGATTATTTGGTCTTTCTGTTTTCTTGTTTTCCAATGGCCAATCCTAAATTTAAGCGTTCCGTCTTTATTTACTTTTGAAACAGTCGCACTAACAGAGCCATAAGCACCATTATCGTCTTCATAAGCTCTGTCTATAAAAACTTCATCACCAACTTTTATCATATACATCATTCACCGCCTAAGCGGATAATTAGTTAATTATTTAATTAGATTAAAAATGTCGTCTTTTGTGAACCATTCAATGTTTGAAAAACCGCCGACTGGTTTATGAATAGTCCCTGAAAGTTTTTCTATCTTCTCTCTAAGCTCTTTCTTACATTCTTCCACCCCCTGCTTTCTTCCTTCTTCAAGAAAATAATCCCAGTAGCCGTGTTTTTTTCCGAAACTTGCCCACTTAGAAACATCTGTTGGATATACTTCGAAAACCGCCTCGTCATAACCAATCTTTCTTCCTTCTTCTTTAGCTTGGGATACGGCGGAGAGGAGGGAGATTAGAATAAGCTCTACCCATTCGTGAGATTTTTCGTCAACAACATTTATATCTGTATTGGGGATATTAAACACTAAAGTTTTCCATTTTTCTCTAAACTTCTGAATTATATCTTGTGTCATAAGTGTATTAGATAATTATTTGGTTATAAAATATATAAAATAAATAAGCGATAATGAAAAAACAAAAAAATATAATGTCTAATCCTATAAACAAAAGAGCTATTACCTCTAAAATTTTCATAATATTCATAAATTTATAATTAATTTACTTCTTATTCAGATAGGTCTGAAAGGCCAGGTTTGACTAGCAGAAAAGGATTTTATTCATCTACATAACACTTTCTATGGATTATTTCAGATGACCATTTGCGGCTCACAGTCCGCCACTCTCAAACCTATCTGAGCAAGAAATAAATCTTGCTAATTAATACTGCTTTTTATTTCTTCAACAATAGAATTAACCAATTCTTCTCTATTTTTTTCTCTTTCTTTGCAAATTGTTAAATGATTGAATATGCTTTCACTAATTTTAATTCTCTCTACACTCGGCTCTATTTTCATAAAATACTCGCTATAAAATCCGTCATCGCTTTCTTCGATCAAAGTAATTCCGCAAAGAGAGCCTGGAATATATAGCAAATCATTAATTTTGTCTGATAAATTTGTCATACCTTTTTATTATATTATTTAGTATTAGCTATTCAAAAAATAAATCTTGCTAATTAAATTAAGATTTTGCCGTCTTTAAGCTTGCCTTTATCTCAAGCAGTTTAATCGCCCTAGCCACTTCATCGTCTTCTTCGTCAAATTTAGCTTCGCCCTTGTAAATAATCTCTCTGCCGTCTTCAATCTTTTTATATTTAATTTCTTCATTATCAAAACGCATTCCGAAAAAGTATCCAAGAGAGATTTTAAGTTCGCCATAAACCTGAGCGTCGCCAGAAACCCAAGCGTTGCCAAAAACCCGAGCGTTGCCACAAACCCGAGCGTTGCCACAAACCCGAGCGTTGCCATAAACCCAAGCGTCGCCAAAAACCCGAGCGTCGCCACAAACACAAGCGTTGCCATAAACCCAAGCGTTGCCGTTCATATCAAGGTTTTCTTTTTTTTCAATCCAACCGCCCAACTCTCCTTTATTAACTCCGTTCTTAGTTTCTTCGGCTTTAATTTGATAAAGCTTAATTCCAAATTCTACTTTTGTGTTTTTTGTCAGTGAAAATTTCATATTAGTTTTTATTATTAAATTGTTTAAATCCGAAGCCTAGTCCTACGTGGTATCTAGGTTCTTTCAGTAGTTCAATCGCACGGTCTAAATTAGCCTGTGTTAAAACTCCTCCGCCAGTAGTATTTGAGAATGTGGTCGACGGTTTTTTACCGAAAATACTTATCATACTTTCTTCTGTCGGTATTTTCCATTCTCGCTTTTCTTCCTTAGCTGTTTCTCCGGCACGAGAGATAAGTTTACACTTATCCTTAGAAACTTCATTCATTCTAAACACTTCAATTAAATCGTGCATATTTTTAAAATTTAATTATTTAAGATTATGTTTTAAAATTCCAATCGCTCTTTCCATTGCCGCCGAATATCCAAGAAACCACTGTTTGTTTGTAGCACTACTTACTTCCTTAGAATTTTCAATAGCACAATTTTTTTCAATTCTTAAAAGATTAATAATGCTTTTAAGTAATTCTTTTTTATCCATAAATTTTAATTAAAATCCCACTCATCCGCGCCGGCTAACTTTAACACGCGCGGATTTGTTTCGGTTATTAAGCTCTTGCGTTTGGACTTGGCCGATACTTTCAGCTTTTTAGATATTCTGGCCTTGACCCAAGTAGATTTATCTTTGCTTCGCTTGTCTTTGAAAGTTTTACCCATATTATTCGTGCCAAATTTGCTTATCCATAATCGATTGGATTGACGGCCATTCAAGGACTTCACCAGTCTTCTCGGCCACCGCCTTAACGATAATATCAAATACCTTGTCAATGTCAGTAGTCGAAAGCTCTGTCGTGCTGGACTTACCTAATAAGGCTTGCTGGACTGGCCGCCAAATTATATTTTTTACATTTTCCCCGCTCCACGGCACGTCTATATTGATTATCTTATCATCACAATTAAGTCCGTATTCGTTTAGGATTTTAGCAAGCTCGGAGAAGGTAAGATGAAGCGAGCGGTTTTGGAGAAGTGTTCTTTGCTTTATTTGTTTTTCTTCTGGCATAAAAAATCTTTAAAATCTTTTGTTATTTTATAGAAAACCTTTTCTTCGATGTTTAACCGATAAAATCTGCCAACCTTTTCTATCGTATATTTTTTACCTTTAAGTTTTGGCTCAAAAAATGCTTTATATTGTTTAAGGGAAAAATAGGAAGTCTTATAAGTTTCTGCGCTTGCCAAACTATCAGTCCTGCCGGTAAATCTTACTATTTCTTGGTCAAGAACATATCCTTTCTTTTCAAGCTCTTGCCAAACAAACTGTTTTAAAGTCATATAAGTTTTGGTTGTTTTGTTATTGGCATTTCTGCCAAAATTATCTGCTGTTTGAAAAAATTTACTCCGAAATAAGAAGCCTTGAAGGTTGGTTGATTACCAATTTTACCAGTATTATTATTATAAAACCTCATCCTCTTATTTGGTATCAATAACTGAAACTCTCTCTCTCTCGATCATCGTTGCGTTTATAACGCTATCAGATAAAATATTTAAAGGAAGTAATAGGGCAAATGGTTTTTTCAAGTCCAACGCTCTTTCCCAATATTTTCTTTTTTCTTTGTACGGAGGATTGCTTATTATTATGTCCCATTTTTTAGACTCATATTGCAAAAAATCTCTTCCATCTTCTATGTGAGAATTTATCACGGAAAATCCATTCTTTTTTAAAACGATAACAAACTGGCTATCTTCTTTATCAAATGGACACCAAATAATTTTATCTTTTAAATGTTGGATATAAGGCAATAATATTTCTACTCCACATTTAGGGGTATATTGCTCATCTCCGCCACCCTGTTGATAATATACTTGATTGTCCATAAAATTTATTAAATTACCCGATACCCAATACCTTTTTTATAGACTTTATATCTCTAAAATATTTATTTCCATTATTTTTAAAAGCTGTTTCCAACAAAAGATTTTCTTCGTTATTGTAAAATCCAGCTGGGAATAAATCTATTTTCCATTTTCCATCAAAATCTTTTGATATTTCTATTACCCCAAAATTTTCTAAATGTATTTGTTGCTTTATAAAATTTCTAATTTTTTTCATAAACTTTTTAGCTCATTTTCTAAATTTATCTTAATTTCTTTTAATTCTTCCAAAGTATAATTATCACCTTTCGCCCACGCTTCTTTTTCCAAGTTCTTGACCCATTCTATCCCGTGGTCTTCGATAAGGTGGCGTTCATAAGCCCCAAGGTTTCCGTGTTGATAAGTATTACAGTAAGCACACTGACAATGAATATGGCGCAAATCAAGGCTTAGCTTGTGATGCCAGCGGTGGCCGGCGTGTGTTTCTTGCCGAGGATTAACCTTCCCACAGGTGTAGCACTTGCCTTTTGCTTTCCGCCGAACTATCTCACTTAATAACGCCCAGCAAGCTTTAAACAATCTTTTTTCTAATGTTTTGATAAACTTCTTAGTCTTAAACTTCCTTTCCTTTTTTTTGTTTGCCCTTTCCAGTCTGTCTTTATTCAAACAAGGCCGACAAAATCTACTTCCTAAAACACGGGGTGAACCGCAAGAGCATAGCTTAGACTTCTTTATTGGTTTAGGAATTAACATACTTTTAATTTATAAATCGCTCGCCAGCCTCGTGTTTTGCGCGGATATAAAATCTGATCGCCGCAGTCCAATTATCAAACTCCATAAGAGTTACCTTGCCTTGGTGTTCTATCTTAGCCGTCCATTTCTTATTAAGCTTGGTTGGCTTTTTTATCATTAGTAATTTCATTTCTTTTGATGTTATATTGTTTAACTTGAAGTTTTCATTTTATTATTTTTTTTAATTCTCATTACTCCGCCCGAAGGCGGAATGTATCAGGATTAAAAAGGAATGTCTTTGGCTGCTTCTTCAAAGCAACTATTGCAAAGGTGCTTGCCTGCCGTTTCTCGATGTTCCGCTACTTCATATCCGCAAATTTCACAAGGCAAGGTATTATCGGGTTGTTCGGTTGGTTCTTTATTTTCCATATAATTATTTAATAAATTCTCCTACTTTGCGATAAAGAATTATTTTATTATCCTTGCGGTCAAGCAAATCAGTCGTTTCATTGTAATCATTATCAGCCAAAAACTTTTTATATTTTTTTTGCTTTTCCATTTTTTCTTGCTCGGCCTTTTCCGCGGCAATCCTGTCGGCTTCATCTTTTTTAGCTTTTGCCTCATCGAGAAGGCGTTGTTTTTCTTTTCTGTTCTGCTCGTCAATAAGGTCTTGCTTTTCTTTGGCCGCTTTTGCCTCGGTTTCTTCCTTAGCTTTTTTGCCTGCTTCTTCCGCCGCCTTTTTTATATCTTCTTCGTGCTTCTTTTTCTGCTCCTCTGCCAATTTTTCATCAGCAATCCTTTTATTTTCAGCGTCTATTTTGGCCTGTTTTTCGAGAAGATATTTATTTTGCAATTCAACAAACATCGTGGCAAAAGATTTTTCATCAAGAGAAAGCAAAAGTTCTTCGGTAACTTCCAATTCAATGCTTTTGCATTTTTCCAGTCTTTCCGGTAAAAGTGCCTTGCGCTGTTCTCTCCTCTCAATTTCGTCAATGGCATTTATTTTTTCGTCCAATTCGTTTTCTACCGGCTCAATAATCGCCAAAAGTTCTTTCTCCGTGGCGATAATTGCCTTTTGGAAGGCCAATGCCCCTTCGCGCTCGGATTTTAAATCCTTAGTAATATCAACACGCTTTTTCTGTAAAACCTTCTTATTTTCTTTCATCAATTCATAGCCGGTAATATCGCCGGGCTGAACAATGACAGTATTTTTAATGTTCTCAACCAATTTTGTAACTTCCGCTTTTAACGGGTCAAATTTTGCGATGTTTAATTCCATATTATTTGTTGATCATTTTATTAATACTTTTTATTTTTTCCTCCCCTATTTCAAAGCCGATTTTTAACTTTTTAAATACTTCTTCGTCCGGTAAAATTCTTTTGATAAAAATCGATTTCTCAAAGTTAGGATTGTAGGCGACATAATCCCACCACTTCCGGCCAGTAATAAGTAAGTTCATCTGAATTTGCCAAACATACTTGCTGTCGATTGCTTTTTCCCCGTTCAACAAATGCTGAAAATAGACAGCATCAGAAGGGCATTTAATCTCAACTCCGCCATCTTCTCCCACCAATCCGTCAGGAGAACAGCCAACAAACTCCGAATACTCAATAAAGCCTACTTGCTTTAATTCCGCGCCATTCTCGATTGCGTAAAGCGAACGCGCTTGGTCTTCCAGTTCTTTTCCCCGTTCCATATCTTCGTTGCTGTATTGCGGTTTTTCTCCGCGCGAGTATTTTTCAGCCATTAAATTCAAGATGCAGGTATCAAGCCCTTTGCCGTTATTGCCAATCTCGCAAGCGTGGCTGGCCGTCATTTTACCCTTGCGAATATCCAGCCACTCCTGGCTTCCTTGTTTAAAATCGTATATTTTCATATTATTCGGCGGTTACTTGGCTATTTAATAATTCAAGCATTTCCTGCGCGCCCTTTTGCGTTGTTGGCATTTCCTTGGCAGTGCAACCAGTAATTTCATTGAATAACGACACCATTCTTCTTAAAGTAATTACCTCTTTTACTCCATTTTCTTTATTTATTTCTTCGACCTTTTTATAGAGAGCCATTTTGAGTTTATCAATGTAATTTGTGGCGTCCTTTTTGGGAGCGTCTTTGACAAAATTTTCGTTGTCTTCTTCACCTGTCATAATTCCGAAAGCGTTGCAAAAGGCGTAACGCTTAGCGAAAGTAATCGCCGCGGCGACTTGCTGGGATTGGCTCATTATCGCCGTTTTGACACCTAACGGAATTTCCATTGTTGACGGCTCGGTGTGGCCGAATTTGTGCTTGGCAAAACAGGTAACTTTGACGCCAGTGGCGATAGTTTCCGTCTGAATGGAATAGCTAAGGCCGTGCTTTGCCAGTATAGGGCTAACAACTTTGACTATCGCGTCTAATGGAGCGTAAGCATATAAAACCTTGCTTCCGTCCATTGCTTTTTTCTTTTTCTCAATTACTGGACATTCGCCCTGAAAGTCCGCCATAGCAAGGTCAAACGCTTCCTTAGCGGCTTCCGCTTTCATTTTGGCTCTTAGGTCTATAAGTCTTTCCAAAGACTCAACTGGCAAGTTCTTCTCTACTGCTTGCGACAATAGCAAGTCGGCGGAGTTAGACGGCAAGTCCTTAATTTCGTTTGTGGCTAATTCTTTTTTAGACTCAACCACTAAGCCTGTTTCTTTTTTCTTTTTTTCTTCTGACATAGATTTTTTACTCTCAACGAGGAGGAGCGGAAATGTAAGACCGCCCTCGGATGGCCTAAGGAGGGTTGGCCACTCCTCGCCGTTGAGAGAATACATTTTTTAATTATTAAATATTTGTTTAACTTGAAATAATCTCATTGGTATTAACTTTTTCTCTTTGACCTCAAATTTTATCTCGGCAAACTTTCGCCTATATCCGATAACGGTATCATTACAGATGGCGGTGTGGATTGTTTCCCAGTAAGGCAATCCGTTCTTATCCCGCCGTTGCGTGTCAATCACATCTTCACGGGCTAAGTCTCTCAACTTCTTCTCGCCAGTAGCTCTCTTACAGCCTTCCCGTTCGATTATCCTGTAAAGCAAATCTATGCTTACTCCTTCGTTAGTTATGTTCTGATAAAGTATTGATTTTATACTGTTAGATTGCATAGATTAAGCGTTATTTCGAGGGCGAATGCCCTCTGTAATAATTTTCAATCTTAACGTCTTTTTAGTAAATCCTCTTTCTTTTTCTGCTTTTGTTTTTAGCATAAATATTATATTATTTTTCTTAAATCATCTTATTTTGCCCAGTATGTTTTTTCCGATATTCTTCAATAATCTCGTGAAGTTTTCCGGCCGCCGATTTTTTTTCTTTAATCTCTTTTAAAAATTTTAAATCTTCATAATCAACGGCTACAGCATGCTTATATTTTGAATTAAAAGTTTTTCCATTATAATTACTCATTTTTGTCAATCTTAATTAGTACTAATCTTGATTATCCACAGGCACCCGCCACTATTACCCTTATAAGTCAAGTTTCGGAGTTAGGAATATTCAGAGAGTTGAATAATTAATTGTCCTATTATTGACTTACCCAATCAATAATTCAGATAGTTGATAATTTAATTTGGCGCCTTGCCAAAAAAATTATTTAGAAAACATGCTGGTGGCGTCTATCTTCCTTACAAATGCCAAATAAATTTGGCGCTTGTAAGGGAGGAAGAATGCAACATATTCTCAAGAAAGCCGTCTTTATTTCCGCCAAGACTGCTTATGAAGCGGATAATATATTGTTTGTACGTTTAGCGGACTAACTGGGAATCGAACCCAGAATAACTGTTAGACAAACAGATGTGATAACCTTTTCACTATTAGTCCTTTAATATCTTATTTCGGGCGGCGATCAGAAACCCAATCGCCCCACGTGATAAGCTATCAATTATCTTGGATAAATTTTAACTTTTGAAGTTTGTCTCCCGAATTTTATCGCTTCTTTTTTGCTTTCCATGTAAATATCGAAGTTGTTTGTATTGCGGTATCTTAGACCCATCCTGTCTTCACAAAGATAAATTTTTCCATTTAATTCTACTGCCGAACCAAGTTTGATGAACGCTGGGCAAGCAATGGATTTTTCGCTAACTTCCTTGCCGTTGGCCATTTCTCTCGGTCTATCGTCTGTCTGACCTACTTCGGCGTTATAGGCCGTAACCTCTCCTACAATCTCATAGCTTGATTTGTATTCATTAACGGGTAGATTTTTGTATTCAATTTCAAACTCATCAGCAAAAGCGGTAAAAGTAGGATTAAAATAGGCTATAAAAAACAGAATAAAAATTAATGTGATTATTGTTTTCATAGATTTTTGTTCTTTTCAAAAGTTGGAAGTATCATTTAAGACCTGTTCCAGTTGCGTTATTCCCCTGCGACTCACAGTCCGCCACTATCCTAACCATTATTTTGAAAAGAACTTTTTGTTTTTATTTTTTATTATTTACTAACGGCGTGTGTTAATAAACAATTTTTCACTAATCGCCAGGAGCTATGAGAACCGTCTGGATATTGAGTGTTGCCTCATTAGCTCCTTATTCATCAGGGAAAAATCACTATTTTTTAGCTTCAAATTTTAATCTCTTTTCTCTTCTTTTTAGTTGTCTTATTTCTGCCAAGGAAACTTTATGTTTTTTAACTGGAAGTTTCCCCTGTTCAGACAGTACTTTCATCTTTTCTTGATGTTTTATTTTCTTCTTTTCGATTTTTCTCCATTGGTCTATTTTTTTATTAAGTTTTTCTTGGAAAGATGGAGAATTATCAATTTTTCTGCTTCTTTCCTTGGCCTCTTCTTTTCTTTTAAAAAATCTTGTATTTTTTTTCATAAAATTATTTAATTAAAATGTTGGAGGTTTTGGAATCGAACCAACTATGCAAGCTCCACAAGCTTGAGTGTTAACCATTACACTACCCACCATTATCGGGGATTTTATCCCCCTATAAAAACTTCTTATGGAATTATCCGGCATTACTCGAATAATTACCGTTGTAAGTTTAATAAAAAAAATCTGCTCAAAACTATGTTCGCTTTATCAGTCCCCTCGCGAAAGAAAGACCGACAAGTCAAACATAGTTCTAAACAGATTTTCGCGAGGCGTATGCCATAAAAAAAAGACACACGTTTTTTAAACGTATGTCTTGCAGTTGTTGTCAGTTGCGGTGCTAGTGGTCATCTCTTGGACCACTGCGGGGACTGACAAGTCGCTTTAAGGCTTACGTTTAATCTTTGAATTTTAACTAACTTCCTATAATTAGTATAGCATTTTATTTTTGGGGCGTCAATATGAAGTTATGCACACCTACCAAGTGCCATCGACATTCTGTGTTCTGGCAAATTTAAACGACATTTATGGCAAAGAGTAATTAAATTATAATTCTCTTTTCCATAATCATCGTACTGCAAACTTTTTTCTTTTTTACAATCTCTATGATGAACGTCAAATTTCCTCATTCCTTTTTCCCAAACTTTTCCACAAATTTGACAAGTATGATTATCTCTGGTTCTAATTTTTTCTCTCGTAAAATCTCTTCCTTCTAATCTACTCCAACTATGTATAGATTTTTCTTTTTTAATTTTAGGATGTAAAAAACTGTTTACTATTTGTCCAGCTCTTTGTTTACATATTCCATATTTATCACCAATTTTTTGTAAAGTAAAACCTCTTTTTTTTAATTTAAAAATTATTTCGTTCCTTCTTTTTAAATCTTTCATATTATTTAGCGTAAAACTTTTCAATTATTTTCGTTTTCCACTCTTTCTCGATTTTAAATCTTTCAAGATTATCCTTTTTCTTCTTTTTGGGTTTCGATCTAAATTTGAAAGATGGTTGGGTCATATTATTCTCCGTCATCTATTAAGATTTTCTTAACCGTTCCTACTTTCCACTTAAAAGGTGCTTTGCCTTCTCCGGCTTTCTCTTTTAAGATTAAGGCGTCTATCTTCGCGCGGTTCATTCCTGTCTTTTTGGAGTATTGGTATTTGTTGATATACATAATTAAAGTTTAATAAAATTTTTAGCATTTCCTTCTGTAAAACCCCAACCACTATATTTATCTTTGCTTACTAATTTTCCACCTAACGAATTACTACCTAATGATTTTATTTTAAAAGTAAATCCTATCTTTATGTTTGAAAATTTATCATCTAATTCGGAAATAAGTTTTATTCTTTCTCCAATTTTTAATTTTCTCCATTCTTTTATAGTCATATTTAAATAATTAACTTTTAGCAATTAGGCAAACATTTAATTAAAATTTATTCGTAAATTATTTTTCCAAAGATACAGCACTGGAGAAAAATATCTCCAGTGGTATTGTCGTAATCGCCTTTTATAATATCGGCGAAGTGTGAAGGATATTTTTTAGCCATTACTGTTAAACCTTTTTTTATTTTTTTAAGGTTTAAACTGTAAAACTTAATTTTGTCATCTTCGCTGTCTTCGATTGTAATACCTTTTTCTTCCATAACTTTCTTTATACAACTTTCAAACTCAAGTCCATTTACTGACCAGTACTTTGAGCCACTACCAGCGGTGTAAAGTAAATTCTCGATGTCTTCTTGTTTAAAATGTGTTCTTATTGAAATTGATAACATATATTTGTTTACTTCAACATTGTTTTTCAACAAATGTAGCTTGCCTAATTGTCAAAGGTCAATTTATCTTATCTATCTTAATCATACACCTCATATTACAAATTGTCAAGCATTATGTAATACAAAATAAACATCAATAAGCATAGGCTTTTATGATATATTTAAAAAGTTATCCACTTCTATTTTATGTTTTCCTGATACTAAGCAAACATCTGTGGATAACTCAAAGATAAAAAAATAGGGATAGTTATACTAATACTATCCCTATTTTATATCTATGCCATTACCATTTTATTTTGATAAACTTTTTCCAGCTCCACGTCTTCAACCCCCATATAGAACATCGTAGTTTCCAATTTAGCGTGGCCGAGAAATTTTTGAATATAGCGAGGGTGGACATTATTTTCTACCGCCCTTTTTCCAAATCCGTGCCGGAAAGAATGAGGGGTGATTTTCTTTTCAATCCCGACTTCATTTCTGACTCTCCGAAACATTTTTTGAATGGTGCTTTTTTCCAATCGTCCTCCGCCTTGTCGGGTGTCCATTGCTATCCATAACGCTTCACAATTTTTTTTAGTTTTCAGATATTCGTTCCTAATGGTGAGCCACTTTTTTAATAAGTTATTCGTCCGCTCCGTCCAGTATATTTCCCGCTGGTGATTTACTCGCTTACTGGTCTTCACAACGCATTTCATGTTTTCCAAATTAAGATCACCGGCGTCTATGCTTAGAAACTCCCCTATTCTGACTCCGGTGTCGCACAAAAAGGAAACTATGGTCTTGTTCCTTATCTCATCAGGCCAGAACTCCCCGAAGTAATTTATAATCTTTTCCATTTCGTCCATGGTAGCCGAGGCGTAGTGTTTTATCTCGTCCTTGCGGGGGAAGGGTATGTCATAGTTGACTACCCTATTCTGACGCACCAACCAGCCCCAAAATGACCGCAGGGTGATTAAATAGCAAAATTGGGTAGATAATGCCACTTTTCTCACTTCGGCTAAGTAAAGGGCATAATCTACGAAATCTTGAAGTTCTAAACGCAGTATCTCTTTCTCGTTTCCGTCCACCCATTCATAGAAGATTTTTAATCCCCATTTGTAGGAGTTGGCGGTTTCCTTGGTGTGGCCAATTGTCAGCCACGCTAAAAAGTTCTCGACTAGTTCTTTGTTCATAACATTTTGTAGAGAGCTTTTATGACAAGCGTAAAAAGCTATGTTATAATTAAAACTATCCACATCAGAGCTACAACTCTTTTGTGAACAGTAGAGGATTTTGTAGTCCCCTACGCTAAGCAGAAAGGTTAAATGCCTTTCTGCTTTTGTTATAATTACTCTCCCCCCTTTAAATTGTCAATCCCCCTTTAATAACCATAGCACTAATTTTATTTTATGTATTTGACAAAATGGTGCATAAATTGTTATTAAATTGTGCGTATCTTGACAAAATTTTACAAAGTGCTAATATAAAATCATGAAAATATCAAAATTTCAACAAGCCAAAAAAGAAAAGAAAAAGAAAGAAGCGATATTTTTTTATAAAAAAGGAGCTAGTAGCCGTGAAGTAGCTAAAAAAATTAAAATGAGCCACACTTGGGTTTGGAATGTGGTAAAATGTTTATGAAAAAATTAATAATAATTTATTTATTACTTATACTTCCCTTTCCGGTTTTTGCTGGAAGTATTGAAGATGAAATTAATCAACAAAGAAAAGAAAACAATTTAAAGGTTTTAATGGTTGAAAAGTCTTTAATAAACACGGCAAAATTCAAGGTTAATGATATGATTTTTCACAAATATTTCGCCCATATAAATCCTTTTGGTGATAGTTTATTTAATATTTTTGAAAGATTTAAAATAAAATATTCAATAGGTGGTGAGATACTAGCTAAAAAATTTAACGGAGATGGATTGATTAAAGCTTGGATGGATTCCCCAAAACATAAAGACGTCATTTTAGATGTAAATTTTTATAGTGTAGGTTGTTATCAAAAAGAAGGATTAACAGCTTGCCATTTCAAAAGATAATATGAAAAAAATCATAGACTTAATATCAATTGCTATCATCTTGGGAATATTCTTCTTATGTCTTCCACTTGCTTTATTTCTTCTTATTTTATATTTAATTTATAAAATAGTTGATTTTCTTGAATACCACGGAATGACCAAAGAGGAAATCGAGAAAGAAAAAGCCGGATATTAATATGAAGAAACTTAAAAAAATTTTAATCTTACCATTTAGATTTATAGTCTGGTGTTTTGTTTCTTTTTTTACTATTAAGGAAACGGAAGAAAGGCATACTACTGATTGGTAAATAAAAAGAGGGATTAACCTCTTTCTAATAAATAAGGAGAATAAATTGTATGTGGGGATTAGGAATTTTAGGAGTAATACTTTTTATCGTAATAGTATTTGTCTATATCTGGGTTGCTACTAAGCCGGAAAAACCGATTGACACTTCAAGAACATTTACTTTATTAGACGATGAAAAAAATAGGGATTAACCCTATTTTTTGTTATGTGCTTTATTCCAGATGTCGATAAGTTGGGATTTGGTTTTGATTATGTTCTGAATAGAATTATGCTGCCCGTCCCATTTAACATTACTTGAATATAAATCTTTAAATTCATCTGGTATTTTTGCTGTTAATCTCCCTGGCCAGTTGGGGTCTCTTGCCTCTGCCCAATTTGGCATGTGAAAAGAGACTTGACCTTGTGGTAAATCAAAATAGACTACTGGAGCTGGGTCTATCCTTCCCCTACCCGCAGCTCCCGATGTTCTAATCTCACCATCTCCTATTTTTACATCAATTCCTTTGCTTTTAGCATCTAAAATTGCATCTTCAATGTTTTTAGTTTTGTCAGCATAACTGGAATTTCCAATTTTGTTTAATAATTTATTTTTTAAAATTGGATTGTCTTCATAAAATTTCACCTTCGCATCTGAAGTAGTATCATCTGATATTCTTTTATAGTGCTGTAATTTTCCATTTTCAATCCACATTTTCTGAGCGTCACTTGAAAGTTGTGCATCTTCTAACTTATTTAGATAAATTTGCTTCCCCACAAACTCCTCCGCACTCTTATACTTCTTAGCTTCTTGGATAAGAGGGTCATTTTTTACAAACAAAGGATTTTTGTTTGTTTTACCCCAAATACTACTTTTTTTTTGAGAAAAAGGTAGTGTAGCAAATCCTTGGTTGTTTTTAGGTATAGATTTCATTAGATTATCAAAAGGTTGTATTTTTTCACCTTTATTGATTATATTTTTTCCAGTCTTCATCAACACATTAGCAACGCTTCCACTTTTTAGCAACCTGTTTATCACGCCAACACTTAACGCCGCTGGATTATGCGTTGCTCCTACCAAAGACATTACATCTGCTATATTAAGAACATTATTCCTTTCGGCAATTGGTATTCTCCTAACTATTGCCTGCTCGATCGGAATTAAATCAGACATTACTTTATTAACTTGTTGATATTCCTTAGGTGCTTCTTTTTCTAGTCTATCTTTTAAAATCATATAAAAATCAGTCCACACTTTTTCATCCGGTGTTGGTTGGCTTTTCATGTTGTCATGAAGAAAGGCGGAATTGAGACCAACTTGTCTTTTCATTGCCAAAATATCATCAAAACCTAATAATTTTTGTTCCCAATTTTCTCCTAAAGAAAAAGCTAAATCTTTTTTCATTTCTTGAAGAGCCATTATTTTCTGTCTTCCCTGACCTAAATCTCTAATTCCACCTGTTGCATATTTTTTATCCAACTCGTCAATATAATTTTTTACATCAAATTTATATCTTTTGCTTGGGGAAATAGTGCTAACGATTTCTTTTAACTTGTCGGCGTTTTCTCTTATTTTATTTTGGACCTTAACGAAACTATCGCCAAGATTTCCTCCAACATTATATTTAGAAACATTCTCGATTTTAAATCCAGCATTTATGTCTTTCTGAATAGGACGAATTACTTTAGACTGGATTACTTCTCCAGCTTCTTTAATTCCTTCTCCAATCTTGGAAATTGTTTTACCCGGTTGCAAAACACCCTTAATAGTTTTCCCCACTACACCGGCACCAGCTCCTAAAACACTCCCGCCGATAGCACCACCAATTCCGCCTAAAACTCCCGAACCAAAAGCATTTAAAGCACTTCGTTCTTCTTCTAATGATTTACCAGCCCCCTGCGCTGTTCCATAAATAGCCCCTTCTTTTGCCCCAGTTTTAAGTCCTTGTTTGATAGCCCCTTTCCAACCAGCTTTAGCTATTCCAGCCACCCCACCGGCTAAAGGAAGAGAGCTACCAATATCTAAACCATAACCGAATACTTTTTTTACTCCCTGGCCGTAAGTTTCTTTTCCAGTTACAGCTGGTTTAGTAGCCCCTAAAATAGGTAAATTTCTGGTAGCCGAAACATCTTTAGCGGCCTGCTCATAATTTTTTGTAAGTAGCCCTTTTGTGGCAGTTCCAGCGTTATAAAGACTAACCCCAACTTCAGCGGCAGGTCTAATAATATTTTCTCCTAATTGACGTAAAAATCCTTTTTCTTTCGGTTGCTCTTGTGTTCTTTGTATCCCTAATTTATTAGCCACTTCTTCAATATCGGCCATTGTCGGGTCGCCATCAAAATTAACCGTCATCCCATTTTCAAATTTTATTTTTGACATATTATTCAATAGTAAATTTTAAACCGCTAGAAGTAGTGCCGGAAGAACCGACGCTTATTTCTTCATTTTTAAAAAGTTTTCGATAAGCCTCGCTCCCCATAGAATTAGACAAGGAATAATCTAGGTCTCCGGCAAATGTTTGTTTGAGAGACTCCATTACCGAAGAATTAAAAGTTTTAGTTTTGTCAATGTTCGGGAAGATGGTTTTATATTCTTTACTTTCTGGCACTGAAAAAGCCACGCCGGACATTGAACGTCTGTATTGCTGAACTGCGGTAGCTATCTTAGTGGCAATAGCTCTCAATTCAGGACTTTTAACAGCCCCAACGTTTCCGGCTATTTTTTCTATGCTTCCTTCAAAAATATTTGTCTTTCCGCCTTTTTCTTCATAGTCCTTTAAATCCTGCTGGATTTCTTCAATAAATTGTATTGTTCTTTCCTTGCCTCTCAACTGTTTAGCCTCGTCAACTCCATAAGAGTCAATGGCGGTATTTTTGATAAGTTCCTTGGCTCGTTTTTCATTTCCTTCTCCTAAACTCCTATCGAGAGAATTGACAAAATTTTCTATTTTTTTATCACCTTCAATGCGAGTAGAGATTGCTTCGGCGGCATCTCTAATTACTCCCGTAAATAAAGCGGATTGGTTTCCGACTCTCATTGCATCTCTTATTTCATCGATAGTCTTTCCCTCTAATAATTGTTTTTCTATTAAACTAACATTAACATCTTTCGTTCCTGCCACCTTGCCAAAAAGCTCAGTTGATAAAGTTTTGGCGGCCAATTTTTGTTCTTCTGTTAATGTTTTTCCTGCTCCGCTTAAATCAATCTCTCTTTGCTTAATATTATTTGCTAAAGCCATTAAACTGTCTTTCGGAGTAGCGAATTTAGTGTAAGTTCCGCCTTCGCTTGCTGGTCGGTTAGTTCCAGTTTCTCCTGCATTGGAATATCCGACTAAATTGTTGTTGGCCTTGGCTACGGCAGAATTGCCAAAAGAACTTTCGTGGGCGGCGATGGAAAGTAATAGTTCGGGGGAAACTCCTGTTTGTTCGGCTGCACTTTCAATGTCTTCCGCTTTTAATAAAGAACCTGGGGCTTTTGACTGAATGTATCTATTCACCTCTTCATTAGTAGTAAATTCAGGCAGGGAAATTAAAATGGTATTCACGGCATTTCCCCAGTTGGGATCTTCGGCATAAGAGGTAAAATTATACGCCTTCTTTCCAGCTGATAAAACTTTGGATTGGTCAGTTAGTGCTCCTGTTATAGGGTCATAAGTTCCATCAGTTTTTACCGGCACTCCGTTGATATTAGCATAACCTTTTTCGAGACCAAGA